CATTCAACAGCCCCTTCCTCCGTATCGCTGTACCCTATCCTCACCTCCAGCCCGCCAAACGTTCCCGCAAACAGTAGATAATCCCACTGCTTATACATATTTGGAGCGCCAGCATCCATCGGATTCGAGACAAGACTACACTCCGGCGCGCTCTCCGTCTCGATCGAGGCATATTGCAATCCAGAGGAACTCGCGATGATCGGATACTGGAGAACTTGTTTCTGTATCCCTGCGGTGAACGTGCCAGAGAGTTTCGTAAACGCTTTGCTCTCAGGATGAAACGCAATCCGAGTCGAGCCACCACCAACAACCGGCACAGACCAGATCAACAGCCCAAGACGCTCGTCTGAGTAGCCAAAAATCTGCTCCTTCAGACTCCAATCCACATTATCCCTTAGCCAAGTATTCATCGCCGGGCGATCAACAAACTCAAACTGTACGCCATCAGTTATGAAAATCCCCGCCATGTTCAGGCCGTAGTTCTTCCGACCTCTTTCAATCACGCTCCGTTTCGACAGCCCGCCAATATCATTCAGCGCAATCCTGTACCCAAACACATTCTGCCCACCAACCCAACTCACAAGCGCCATCGAGTCTTCAGAGTAAACCGCGTGGTTCTGCCCAAGCTGACAAACCGTCTTTACCTCTGAGTCAAACTCAATAATCGCCTGCATTCCAGCACGATTGGCGAGCGTCTGATCCCAAATGTCTGGCGTGTCGAAGCCAGACCAGTGGTAGCCATTCGGCAGGACATCTGTACCATAGGCAACAGCAAATCCCTGGAACTTTTTAACAATTCTCGCCTTTGAGAATTGCGACCCTCCCACGTCAATGAAAGTGTCAGCATTCTTCCAGAGCTTTAGCGCCCCAATACCGTCTGTTGCGAGGAGCCAATTCCCATAAGGCTCCAGCACATAGTCACCAGCAGTATCCAGCTGACCGATAACATTAGAGATACTTCCATTCCAAGAAAACACATATCCGTTGTCTTCATAGTACAGTCGCGCCTCCTCACCTGCATACGCCTGTGCGAGTGCTTTCGGTGATCTCCCAAGTCCAGTCTTGAACGTATCGTTTCCTAGCCCCTGTTCAAGTCCAAGATCGCGAAAGAGCACATTACTCCCATCTCGCCAAACCGGCCCGACTGTCTTCTCCAGCGACGGGAAAAGGCCAGCGAGGAGGCCTTGTGCCGAATTAATCTCTATGATCTTCGTAGGCATTATTTTCTGATAATCACGTTGAGTACGATCGACGGCTGGACGTTCGGATGAGGATTACCGCCACCGAAGCTGGTATGAGTGTGCGATCCACTCTCAGTTGTCGTTGTAGTACCACCTGGGATGTTTGCAGTCTTCGCTCCACCTGTACCCTGATTAACACCATCAGTGCTTCCAAGTGGAACGGTGTGAGTATGCGTTCCAGCTGCACCATGATCGTGCGCAGGAATGTGAGTGGCAAGAAGTGTGAACTCCTCTACACCACCTACCGCGCCGAGCGTTCCACCATCCACTCCACCCTTCGCAGTCGTCAGTCTCCCCGCCGCGCTGCCGCCCATGTTGTCCTTGCCAGCAGACACTCGGCCCCGGCAGTCTGGCACATTGAACGTCGTAGAGCCATCACCTGCACCATAGGTCGTCCCGATCACATTGAAGAGCCTGGACTCAGTCGTCCTGCTAACCGCCTGTCCATGACACAGCAGATACCCACTCGGCGCGGTGGCTCCGGCAAAGTTGAACATCGCACCAGTTGGAACCGGATTGGAAATCTGATCTAGCGATCCAGCGAGAACCCATGCTGACTGGCTCGCGCTATAACTCGCAGTATAGGTAACATTAGCGACAAGCGTACCTTCCGGCAACGCCGTGCCAGGTACGATATGAATTGCCCTCGCTCCAGTACCATCCTTATTTAAGGTCGCCGCTGCGCCATTCGCTACATGCGGCCGAAAGGTAATTCGTATTCCATCTGAAAGCGCTGTGTTCCGTGCAGTGTCCAGAACATAGGCAGTTGATGTGCCAGTTGTTAGAATGCCATTGCTGTCATTGATCTGATCTTGAAGCACAGTATTCGCATTGTCTGCATAGGTCTTCGTCGCAGGCGAACTTCCAGCTACCGGAGTCGGCAAATTCGTAATAGCCTGACTGTTCATATTAATAACGCCAGCCATCGTGAAGCCAGCTGTCGTCACCATACTTGCAATCAGTCCATCCACATACGCCTTGGTCGCCGCGATAAGTGCGCTGCCAGGAGAGCCGTTCAGCGTCAGCGCCCCAGTCATCACGCTACCAGCAAGTTTCACATATCTCGCATCGCCAACAGTAGTTATGTCCCCCACTCCCGCCAGCGCGGCATTGATGACTTCAGCCGTGAGTGTGGAGATAACCTGCGTTCCAGCGGGCCACTGTTTCGCAGTCGTACCCTCCTTCGCTCGGACTATTGTGAGCGTCCCGGAGAGATCATTAACTGTAACCGCTACACTCTCCGGCTCTTGCTGGCCATTATACAACACAAGTCTGGTCTCAATATCATCAACCAGCTCATACTCACCAATCTTCACCGCCTCGCTCGGCGTGACCTTCATCGTCAAGGAGCCGGAGGCGATCAGTTCGATCAATTCCGTCTCGAAGAAATTGACATGCCTGTAGGTGACCATTTCAGTAAACCCTTATCGGTTCGCCAGCATCAGAGACAAGCCACACACCATTCTCAGTCGCAAGCACCGGGCGAAGATCAGTTTCCTTAAGCGGAGTGAAGTCAAGCTGAGACTCCTCTCGCGTGTCGAGTCCGACAGGCGGATAGAAGTCAACGACACTTGTCTCGAGAACGGCTGTTCCCTCTACACTTTCCAGAACCAGCCGCGACCTTTCACTCAGAGCCGTCTGCTCTCCAACCGCATCCCCTCGACCGAGCTTCGCGCTCGTAAGGCGCCGGTGTTGGAACTCATCTGGAAGTGTAGAAGGGTCTGTACCCCATCCTGAGATCGGCACCAGTGTACCTCATTTCATCGTCTGTCGAGAGCATAGTCCGGATCGACTCTTCTCTCAACACCCTAAACCCTTCGATCATCTTCGGATCGCGCAGGATCGTCACAGCAAGCATCATCAGCGTCTGTGACAGCAGCAGGTCCGTTCCAATGTCCAAGAGATAGTGACGGCTATCATCTGCCGTCGGCCAGTCTGTGAAGGCGGTCAATTCAACCTCACCTTCATAAGCAATATCAGGTATCGGATTGAAGACTAACTTGTTATGACCGAGAATGTAAAACTCGGCAGGCACTCCGCTCTCCGGCTTCACCACATTCACATTATCCACAGGGGACAGATACGTGTAGTCTGCAATATCACCAAAGGGAGTGAAGCGAACAAACTTCACCCCCTTGATGTAGCGATCGAGTTCCACAACCCTGTCCGCGGCGACCAACCTCAACGTCGCAAGCTGCTCCATGTATTTGAACGACCAGTTACGTTCAATCCACGTCACAGCCATCTTGACGTAGCGGGGGATCAGAGTGTCAATCGTGTCACCACGCTTGGCACTATCACGAACAAGATCGTGGAACTCGGAGAGTATCATGCAGCAGCGTCCTTCTTGCCGCCACGCAGGCCGGTCACGATGAAGTGCGCCGTCGGATGATGGACTTCCAGACCGCATTCCGCGATATAGCCTGCCTTCATCGCGTCCTGGCCGACCGCCTGCAGATCACCCTCGTACTTGAGGTCCTGCAGATAGCGATAGCGAATGAACGGCATGTCCAGAACGTAGACGTTATTCGCCACCGCGTTGAACTGCGTGCCAGCAGTCGTACCGCCACGCATCTGGTTGAACAGCGGATGGACCTTGAACATCATAGTGCCGAAGGCGCCGGTGATGCGAGTGAACTCCATCCCGTATTCCTTGACACCTGTGTCGATGTTGAAGGTGCCGTTCTTCCGGACTGCTGTCGTGAGCGCGAGGAGTGCGACATTGCTGCCGAACGCCACCTTCTCACTCGAGCCATAGCGGAACGCCGGCTCCATCAGCACCTGCTCGATCCAGTCCAGGTCGATCCGACCATCAGGATCGTAGTCTGCGACGGAGATCACGTTCCCAGGGGCACCGGCGGTGATCTGAGAGATGATGCCGTCTGTGTAACGGAGAGGCTTGCCGTTCAGTGTAGTCGCTGCCTTCTTGCCGAACCAGAATGCCCGCTCCATGTCGATGCCAACGTATTCAAGGCACTCACGACGAGCCTCTTTTACTTGGTCACCTGTACGGAGACGGGACTGCATGGCGGTTCGAGTCATCTCCATCGTGGAGCGGAAGATTTGCGTGTAGTTCGACTTCTCATTCGGATCGTAGTTCACGCCGCTCGGGGCGAGTGAACCTTCCTCGAACGCTGATCCCACAACGACCATGTAGGGATTTGCCCCTGCGGCAGTCGGATCGTGAGCGGTGGCCGAAGTGCCGGCAACGCCGCGAGTGACTGTGATGGAAGTTGCCGCAGTCGGATCACTGGCGACACGCACCAGTTCACCAGTGCCCTCGATCATCAGAATGTCGCCGGCCTTGACGATGAACGCAGTCTTGTAGGTCTGGTCCACATCAATGCCAGTTTCGGAGTTGTCGAGGTCTTCGTTGAGCTTCAACCTCCGATCGTCAAGCGCCTTCTCCCACCAGTGGAAGATGGGGTCGTCGGTCTTCTCCGACTTCATCTTCGAGGTGAGAGCCGTGAGTGGCGCTTTCGCTGCATCAGGGCTGTTGGGATACAGCATGAGAAGCGTCTCACGCCAGTTCTCCGGTCGCTGGTTGGCGACGAAGTTTGCAGTAGTTCGCAGACCCAGAATGGGCATGTTTCAGTCCTCAGATTTTGATGCCGACCGAGTCAAGGACACCGGCCATAGCATCTGCGTTTTGATCTGCCGTCGGAACAGGCGGCCTTGCCCCTTGGTTAGGGACAAACGGACGCTGAGCCGGCGGCGGCGATGGAGGAGCCGCTGGAGTGCCGAGGCCAGGGAACATAGCCCTCACATTCGCCGCGATCGCATCCTTCAGAGCAGGGGTCCAGCTGGTTGCCCCCATCTGTTGTGCAGTGTTGATCGCGACTTGTGCTACAATCGGCATGAGTTGTGGAAGTTTGAACTCAGGATAGCTTCCATAGAAATCCCGAATAACCTCCTGTTGCTCATACGACTGAGCAATCTGATGCTGGACAATCTGGACCACATGAGGAATGACGCTCTCTTGCACCATCTTCACATAGTCCTGTCGAATGGCGTTAGCCATTCCATTGACCAGTATCCCCATCGCAGTCGCTGACTCATTCGGGTCTTCCGACCGCAACGCAGTTGTAAGCTGCGGCGGCAGTTGGAAGTTGAAATGAGGTTTCTCCGGCGCAGCTGGTGCCGAAGGTTGCGACTGGATGAGCTGAGGGATCATTTCCCTTAGCGCTTGCACTTGACCAGCAAGTGCCTCCGTTGACGGCTGTGCAGGCGGCGTCGCAGGCGCAGGAGCAGGTGGGGGAGTTGCAGCAGGCTCAGCAGGCTTGTCCCCAGGTTTCGCTGGAGGAGTAGCCGCCGGTGCTGCTGGTGTCCCTTCTGCTCCCTTCTTCTCTGCGGGTGCATCAGGCGTCGGAGCTGGTGCGACCGTTCCATCTGTCGAAGACGGAAACGGATCGAAAGCCATAATGTCCGAGATGGACTGTGGTGTAGGTTTATCGTTCATCTTGTGGGTCCTCTGCGAGTTTTAGAATAAGCTGAATAACCATATTGAGCCCTCGCAACTCACCTTGGTTACTAATAGCTTTGCGAATGTCCTCCTCTGTGAACAGAGGCTTCTGCGCGAAGAACTCCTGGCGCTCCAGATACAGCCCGTGGATTTGGTTCATAATGTAGAGCAGAGCGCCGCCCTCCGTCAGCAGAGTGCGAATGTCAGTGTGCAGCGCCTCAGGACGTTCCACGTCCTTCTGAATTGCCTGCAGAATATGCTCAGGGTTGAATGGGGACAACGTTCCCTCCCTGTGCCGCCGCAGCAAGCTGCTCATCTGGCATTGCAGTCACATTCCCTACCATCGGCTGTGGAGTGGTCATTCGCTTAAAGTCGCGCAGGTTCTTCGCGCCTCCAAGGTCAGCCATGAACTCGAAAATTCCCTGCACGTCGTATTGTGGTCCGAGCTGTGGATTTGACGCGAGGGCGAGGAAGATTTCCTTCCAGACATCTAGCAACGCTACGCGATCGAGTGGGAGAGTGCCGTCATGGACTGGGAAGTGGAAATCTCCGAGAACAGACTCAGGGGTGATAGGAGTTGGTTCAGCAGCACCTTCCTCTCCCACTATCTTGAGATAGTATTCCATGGTTTGGTTCTGCTGAATGTTACATGCCATCTGCTCAGCAAGATCAACCATCCCCTGGGACGATATATACCTTGCACGAGCGGCCAGACGAGACGCCCCGGCCTCTCCACTCGTCCGTACCTCTGTTGCCGTTTTTCGCCCACCAGCCTCTTGTATACCACGCAGGTTATCATTCACCGCAGACATCGCGTCGCCCATTCGCATGAACGACTGCATCTTATCAATATGACCAGAGGTCACGTCTTGGACTTGCAGCTGACTCACTAGCGTCCGCACATCCTGCCCAATCGCAGCCCTTTTGATCCGGATCAACTTCCCCGGTCCCTGATCACGCAGGTCTTGCATTTCCACTAAGCTCGGATCAACTACAAACATATTGTTCAGAGCAGAGCGGACGTTGTAAATATGGCTGTTCATAAACCATGAGAGAGCATCTTGGATCGGGCCAAGCAGGTCTGCTGTACCGGGCATTCCAAAGCCATGTCCAAAGGCAAGCGGTTCAATCACACTAACTGGATGGCGCCCATGATCCAGGTCGAGGCGTTCCGCCTGCACGATCTGTGTCTTGTTCACGATCGAGAACAGCCATTTCTCCGGCTCTTCTCCTTCGCCCAGCTTCCAGTCCTTCGGAATTAAATCCACTGTCCCCTGATCGTATTGGAAGAACGGGAGACTGCGATAGTCCTGCATGAATGGATTGCCAGGGTGCGCTTCCCCGCCGGAGATAAGGGAGCGTTCCGAGGAAGGCGTTGCTTCGGAGGTGTAACCAGGGGTAGTTCTACCTTCCTTAGTCGCCTCATGAACCCACTTTAGCGTACCTTTCGCAGCCTCCCGCCTCAGGGTGTGCTCACCTTCAAAGCTGCGCCAGAAGACGAACTCACCTTTCTCATTAACCTTCGACATCGGCACCCGAGGGTCAGGGAAGAACATGAAGGGGTCGATATTCGCTACATCATTCCCCTCATAGACCTTTTTTCTCACCCGAGTTTTCATATTTTGTGACTTAATGCCCGGCATCGCCATTCCAGCGATCGAGCCCTGCTGCATCTGCGACCGGAATGCGAACTTTTCAGTCCAAAGCGTCCGCATAGCACCAACGCCGTAAATTTCTCCATCCAAGAACCACTGGAAGAACGCAGTTATCAGTCGAACTTGGTCGGCGTTGTATTGAAGCAGCGTCTCCATGTGCTTTGCAGGGTTCACTGCCTCACGGCTATGTGCCCCGACTTGGAAAATCGGCTTCCGGCCGCCGAAAGTATGCACCATGTAAGTGACGATGGTCCAGATTGTCGCGAAAGAGTACGGGACGATGATGCTCACCACTTCCGGCGCTTGCTTCTTCCCCTTCATATCCTTCAGAACACGCTCATACTCAGGCAGGTCGATATAGGCCTGGAATTTGCTCTCATTCAAGTTCCATCTGGAGTAGAACTTGCTCATTGCACGCTCAGACATAGCGATGCGATCAGAGAGTTTGGTCAAGACAAACTGATGCAGATCGCTCTTCGGCTCGAGCTGCTCAATGACTGGCTTGTCATCATTCGCTGGCTTGATTTTGTCCGTATCAGCCATCTCACATCCCAAAAAGCTGCGACATCAGATCGCCACCAGCAGGTGCAGTAGCGTTCAGGTCCGCGAATAGATCACACACATCAGTCTCATTCACGGCGATATTCAGCGCCCTGCACCACGAGGACGGCCCATCGAAGTGCATACACTTCCCACAGTTCGACATGACATCCCCTGGTCGGTAATTCACCGACGCAGGGTTGATTTGTTCAGTTGACTCACCTACGGAGCGCGTCGCCACTGGCCTACGACCTCCTCAAGCGGTGGACTCTCGTCCTGCGCGAATTTCGCCTCTGCTTCTTCATCCATTGCAAGTGCTGCGTAGGGATCAAGCAGAGTCACAGCCATCGCAACCACATCTAAATCGTCGTCTTTCGCAAGGTCAGACTTCTCATTGAAGTCTACCATTTGAGTCTCTAACCTCCCGAAGCGCCGTTGATGCGTAATGTACCCTGCTGCGTATCGCGGCGCAAGTACTCCTTTGATGCGAGCCTTTTTTCCTACCCTACCGTGGGTAATCGGAGTGATTTCGTGATAGACTTTCGGTCCAAAGACCTTCGCCTTGCGAAACATCTCCTCCTGGAGAAGGTGGATCAAGGCCCGCTGGTATGCGATCGCCTCAACGCCGTGATGTGTGGTATTCCAGCGAATTTTCAGCTCAAAGTACTTATCAATCTGATCTCGAGGAGACATACCGCGAGCGCTGTAAACATCGCAGACATGCAGGCGGCCCTTGTCCGTAATTCCCACCACTCCAAACGCACAAAAGTCAGACTTCTTGTCAGGTGAGATCGCTGGGTCAACTGCAAGCGCACGAGCAGTAAAGTCATCAATATTCTTCGCCACATATATGATCTTAGAGGGGTCGAAGATTGCATCCTCGCCAGCGGTGCTCACAGACGAGGCATATTCCATGTAGAACTCTGGCAATTGCCCCAAGCGCTGGAAGGAGACCTTCTTCCTCTCAAACTCCTCCACCGTCAAATACTCATTCCAGAGTGCATCTCCGTCTGGATCAATAGCACCGAAACGAACAGTGGCGAAATCCGGGTCTTCACTCATCTTCACAATGAGCGCCTCCGGGTGAAGGATTGTACCGAGGACGATAATTTCGCCTGTCTTATCAATCTGTGGCAGGGCCGGCTCAACATCAGCCTTAAACCAAATCCGTGCCTTCTCTCTTTGCTCCTCCGTCTTCACACTCTCCTTATCTTCAGCATCATCAATGATGATCTTCCGGGGGCGCTTACTATTCACGTTCAGTCCGCGAATTTGAGCGCCCCTCCCCTTTGCAACTACCACCACTCCATCGAGTGTCTCAATGTGTTCCGCCGTCCAGCTTTGCAAATCGCTCCTATGCGGAACCTTATTCCCAAAAACCATCCTCATCAGAGAGTTACTTTCCAACTCTCTTTTCACGTTCCCTAGTTGCTGCTCTGCATGAGTGGCGGTTTCAGACGCATAGACAATAAACTCCTCATCATTGTAGTTAATGCTGTAGAGATTGGCAGCATTCACCAGAGTAGTTTTTGCAACTCCTCTAGGAAGGATGAGAAGGGTATTCTTTGGTTTACGCATACAGAGGCGCGATCCAACCCACTCAAAGATAGGAACACGTTCAGCAGCATCATTGGTAGGATCACTACTCCAACGGAATAGAGATAGTACCTTCGCAAGCTGCGCTTCTGTCCAAACATCCTTTCCACTTGGCCACACCTCCTCTCCGAACTTAGTGAGCCATTCGACTCGCTTTGTCAGTAGTGCGAGAATGCCCCTATGCACCCACGGCATAGGTTTTGGGAACCACTCCGGCAAAAACGTGCGGCAGAACAGGCCTGGATCGGCGTATCCTGCCGCCGCGAGTTCCGCAGCTTCTTGCGGAGTCAGGCTCATCAATCAAGTCCCATCTGCATCCACGGAATCGCAGTACTTGCACCTTTCGTTGCCTTCACGATCGGCTTCGCCAGCAGGCCCCATGAGGCGAGTAGCTCCGATATGTCAAACCCTAGCTGTCCGGCCGGGCCAAGCGGCTTGTACAGTTCCGCGCCTGTTAGGTTCCCAACAGCCTTCCTCACTCCCTTCCCTGTCGGCAGCATATTTATCAGACTGTCCGGCACAGTCTCTTTACCAGTGAATTTCTCCGGAAGCTGCAACAGCCCTCGTGGAATGCCAGCAAGTTCCGACAGCCCACTCGCCCCACCCGCAGCCATGCTCCTCACAACATCATCCACCAGCTGTCCCGGCGTGAACACCCGCTTGAACATTGGGTCTTCCGAGAGCTTCTTCTTCGAGTCCATCACATCGTCGATGTTCTCATACTCTCCGATCTTCGACTTGAGGAACTTCCCGACCGGCGGCAGCTTCTTCTTGGAGAACTTCTGTGGCGCTGGAGAGGGGGAGCCAAGAGGCTCGAACGGTTTAACGTTCTTTACCCCTTCCCAGGCCTCATCATCCACCGGACTGAAGCGGGACTGCCGCCCGTCCGCGCCGAGGCGTAGAGGATCGAACAGGTTTGGTCCCGCTTGTGGAGTGATGAACCCGCCAAGGTAATTGTTCACAGGCTTCCAAATCGGCATCGCAGCCGGTGGCGGCGCAGTGAGCACTTGCTCAAGAAGCGGATCAAGCACGGCGAAGCCTCGGTGATAGTGGGTTGTACGGCGGAGCAGAGATGCTCCCCAGGAGGGTAGACTGCGCGGACGGTTGCACCTGCGGCGTTGGCATTAATGCAGGCGTTGGAATGATGCCCGGCTGTGAGGGCTGCTGAAACATGCCTCCCATCAAGCCTTTCATCATCTGTAGCATCTGCGGGTTCATCGCGCTGTTGGGCGCGGCGGGGAGTGGAGTTGGGAATGGGTTAGCATCGCTTCCCATATGCTGCGGTCCGAGTGGCGTTCCTCCGGTGGGAGCAGTGGGGGTGAACCCACTGCCACCGAGGCCACCCAATAGTTGGGTCAGCCATTCCATCTTATGACCTTTCGTCGTCCACGAGCACCTGGAACGTCTCGCCGCTCGCCGGCGTGTACGCACCACGAGCTTCGACAAGCGCGTAGAGCACATTCGAATTGGACAGCTTGTAGAGATAGTCGAGAACGGCGCTCCAGCCAATCGCAGAGGCGGTGCCAAGGATCAGCACAATATCGCCGGAGTGGCCAATATAGTTATCTGCCGAGAAGACGATCGCCCCGTTGTCTCCGTTAGTCGGAGCACCCGGATCGGCCTTGAACAGATGCACTCGGAACGTGCCGTTGGTCACAGCGGTCGTGCCGGAGCGCTTCAGTCCAACCCGCTTGATCTTGCCGTTCCCGCTTCCAACAGAGACTTGATGAGCGGTAGTGCTCGCAGGCGTCGTGCTGTTCGAGACAAGATCGCCAGAGGCATACGCAGTGGTATCCGCCGGCCTGGCCTTCGCAGTCGATGATCTGTAGTTGACTCCCATTTCTTCTCTCCTTCAGAGAATGTCCGCAGGTTCCGGCGACTGTGCAAGTTCGTCCCGAGCGCTGCGTTTCGCTTCACGCTTCGCGTCCTCCACGATGTAAGAGAGGTCGTTAAGCGCGTATGACGGAGGGGTGAACATGCGCTGCACTCGCTCCTCCGCCAGTTCTTTCGCCTTGCCCGTCAGGGCAGCGGCATCCGTGATAGATTTCCTCGCCTTCTGTATCTGATCATCCACGCCAAGTGCCCGCGAGAGGCCAGCGTCATCCATCGACGCAAGCTGATCCAGCGTAGGTGGCGCGGGCCAGTCAAACTTAGGCGCGCTCGCGCTTTCTTGGTTCGACGAGTCCGGCGAGGACGAACTGGTCGAAGCGGTCTCCGACTGATCTAATGGCATCGTTTAGGTCCTGTTTTACATCTTGCAGATTTTTGCTGATCCGCTGCTCTGTCGCCATGAGTTCATTATTATGCACGAAGTCCACGAGAGATGTTTCTCGGTGCATCTTAACCTCCGCAGACACAGCCTGCATCTGCAAGGTTAGTTCTCTGTGCGTGGTGTCATGCTGCATGATACGAGCCTCATACATTTTTTTCAACTCTGCTATCGCAAACTCCGCATCAGATATTCGATCCTTCATTCTCAGGAATATGCCGCCCCCGACAACCAAACTCACTACCCATCCTAGCGTGATAGATAAGGTAGTTATGTTGATCTCGTAGACAACGTTCATTCCACCTCTGGCGGGACCATGCCCTGAGGGGCCTTCTCCGCCTTCCTCACTGCATTCAAGATTTGCAACAGCTCCTCGTCCGCTATTCCCCACGGATAAGTCTCGAGCGCCTGCGTGAAGGCCGCAGCATCCGCATCCTCCAGCACCAGATCGGCGGCGCCGTTCATCTTATCTATCATTCGAAGCAGCCTGCACCGCTTCTCCATCTCATCAATCGTGATCTGGCGGGTTGGACTATTCGCCAGCGCGTCCCGCAGCACGATCTTCGATTTCCACTTCTCGAACTCGTAGAACTTAATCAGCTTCACGACTGTTGCTCCTTCAGCATATAGATGAACGCTTTCACGACAGCGGCAATCTCCGCACCGCTGTAGGTTTCTCCATTCACTTCCACTGTCTGCGCGGCGATCTGGGCGAATGATCTGGAGACAACACTGGAGCCGAGATTTACGTCTCCAATAATCTCACCAGCTTCATTTTTATAGTAAGTCTCAAAGACTGCTGTGAGACGCCAATCTCCTTGCGCCATCTCTACATCAGTCTTCAGCTCAACCCGCGCGATCGACTCGACTTGAGTCAATGTCATCGGTGCGCTTTCGATTGCCATAGCTACCTCTCAAGCCTTGCGAGACGAGAGCCAAGCCCGTCTAATTCCTTCGCGATGCTGTGAATAGCGCCCGCCTGAAATTCCGCAGCTAGCCACAAACGATCTGTCATCTCACCTACAGTGAGTGTGTTGTGTTTCCAGGTCTTTTGTGATGGCATCCCTGGCAGCGCCTCATCCTCCATCATCTTTACGATATAGCTGCGATGGTTGCGCGGATCGAAGTTGTTGTTTATCATGTTAATAAAAGCGTGTGCGAGCTTATGCTTTCCACCTGGAGCATAGCCATCCCACTTTACAAGATCAACTGACCCATATTTCAAATACTCAATACCAAAGCAGGTCAGCAGTGTGTTGTCGTCATAAACTCCGACCGCGTTGATCGTGCCAGTCCCCTTGTCGCCGCCAGTCGCCGCACCAATAACTAAACCGCCTGTTGAGTAGATCGTGATGCGAGTTGTTGGCGTCGCTGCGCCAGACGCGGTAGTGCGAATCTCCATCCGCGAGCCGCCCTTGCTTGTGCCAGGCGTCGCCTCGTCGTACATAACACGAATCTCTGCGGCTTGGGTGTTGTAGCTATTACCATCATCCAGAACCCACATAAGCGATCCAAGCCCATCCTCATCCGCAACGATGCCACTTCCAGCGATTGACGTGGAGCGAGATTTGAAGAACAAGAACCTCGGAGAGGTTGCATCATTCGCCCACCGAGCGACAGTTATGGCTGCATTAGCGCCTGTGTGATGCACCTGAAAGCCAGCATGAAAGCCACTCGCTATTGGTATTGATGCAGTATAGCCTTGGATAATGCGCCCGCCAGAGTCGATTGCTACTGCATGTGTGCCAGCCGTTGCAATTCCGAGAACGTTAGTAGAGACACGATAGATGCCAGTCGTCGCGCTGTTGATAAATCCCTGCGACGGTAGGGCGGCGCTTCCATCCGCCGACAACAGCTGAGACGATTGATTGAGAACAAGCGCCTTGGTAAGCGCCCCACTCGCTCCTGGATCATTCGGCGTTATATAAAACTCAATTCCCATACCACCTTTAGTATCGGCACTCTGCGTCTCTGTGAAATACCCTGCAATGATCGAGCCAAACTTCGGATTTTGCGTTGTCAGATCAGCGTCAGCAGAACCAAATTTAATAGCTGGCGGGTGTTGATTAGCTGCAATCACACCAGTCGCGATAAGTTCAATACCTGCTGTACTGTTTGTAACAGTTCCATACACAGCAGAGGAAAGTGCAGTTGAACTCGGCGGCGCTACCCACGTTCCATCACCTCTCCAGTAGGTGGAGGAGGACGCGCCAGTGCCGCTATTCAAATTTCCAACTGGCAGATTTCCTGTAACACCATTCGCCAGATTCACCTGTGCCCACGCAGGATTATTCGTTCCACCTGTGTTGCTCAGATACCTCGTCGCGTTGGCGTCCTTCGCCAGCTTCGCGAGCGTGTTTGCAGCCGAGGCGTAAAGAAGGTCGCCCTGGGCGTACGTTGCAAGACCTGTTCCACCATACGTCTCTCCGAGCGCGGCCGTGAGGTTTAGCGTGTTGATCGCAACAGTAGTTGGGAACGAAAGAGTCGGATTGCCCGCGACCCCACTCCCATCAGCGACGCTAATCTGGTTCGCCGTCCCTGTAATCGTCCGCGTGGTCCAGGTGCTCGTTCCAGTCCGCACCGCGAGACCAGTCGTCGCGAGGCCCTCAAGCCCTAGAAGGTCATCCGCGAGCGCGAAGGTCGGATTGCCCGCTGCTCCAGCGTTATTAGATATAGTGAGACCAGCAGCAGGCGCTGTAAGTGTACGTGTCGCCCATGTATCAGCAGCAGTACGGACGCCAAAGCCTGTGCCAGTGATAGCCTCCAGCCCTGCAAGATCGTCTGCAAGTACGAACGTCAGGTTACCTGCAATCCCTGCAGGATTTGTGATTGTGAAGCCTGCGGCGGGTGCAGTAAGCGACCGCTGTGCCCACGCATCCGTTCCAGTACGAATAGCAATGCCTGTGCTTGCGAGCGCCTCAAGTGCCGCGAGATCATTCGCAAGTGCGAATGTCGGGCTACCTAAAACCCCATCATTATTCGAGATAGTGATACCAGCCGCTGGTGCGGTAAGTGATCTCTGTGCCCAGGTATCCGTAGTGGTGCGAACAGCAAAACCAGTGCTGGCGAGTCCCTCCAGCGCCGCCAGATCATTCGCGAGTGCAAATGTTGGAGCGCCTGCTGTACCTGCAGGATTTGTGATCGTAAGGCCATTCGCTGGTTCAACGAGTGACCTGATTGCCCAGGTATTGTCTGCGGTGCGAACAGCAAAGCCCGCGCCGGTGAGAGCTTCAAGCGCAGCGACATCGTTGCCGGTCGCGAGTGAGATTGTGGTGTTACCTGCAACACCGCCTGCGTTGGTGATTGTAAGGCCAGTGCCTACCGCGAATGTCCTCAGCGCCCAAGCGCCATTCGCAGTTCGTGCTGCATAGCCAGTTCCTGCAAGCGCCGCGACGGCGGTGAGGTCGGCGTCGAGCGGCTGCGACGTCGATCCAATAGAGTCAGCAATGATTGAAATTGCAGCCTTACCAAGCGCCCCGTTTTTTACAGAAAGAACATTATCTGTCAGCGACAGTGATGAGTGAGTTGGGAGGTCGTTGGCGGAGATGCTGTCAACCATCTATCGCCCCAAAAAGTGCCAGGTCAAGAGTGTGCCCGCTGGGGCGCAAATCGCCGCCCTGGGATCGTCGATAACCGGGGGAGTTGTTAGTATCTTGCATACCTGCACCCCAACCACAGGCCTCTTCCACACAAATTCCACTAGCGGACGGTAGAGGTCCGTAATCTGTGTATACCCAGTAGCGCATTGAGTGTACTTGGACTCGAATACAACACACTTATCTTGCAGGAGTAGGATGGCATCGGCCTGCGCGAAGCCGTGCCCGTTGTAGTCATAGAACTCGAACCACTGCCCAAGAATAATCGCTGGCCAGAACTTCTTGAGCGCCTTCGCGACCTTTTTCTCATACGTCATCCCCCTCGCGAATTTCCCGCGCAGGCGGGTCTTCGGCCACGGTGATGATGCTAAGCTCGCGAGCCTTAGGTCCACTATCGACCTGTGTGATCGTTCCGATCTCGCGACGCTTGATCTCATCTTTGATAATGTCCAGTTGTCGTGCATCCACCAGCGCGACGAGGTTCTGTGTCTTGGAAGTCGGGCCACTTCCACTCCGGTCCAACGTCAACTCTGCAAGGTCCATGAGCTGCGAGAGCGTGAAGTTCTCCGGCTCTTCATCCAGCCTCTTCTGCAATTCCTCAATCGAGTCTATCCCTAGTGCCGCGAGGCGCTCATAGACGTTGACAAAGCACCGCTCGACCTGCTGCTTGTAATACGCCACGAGTTGCTTGAACGCCGGGTCAAGTTGCAGGATGGAAATGCGGGACGTGCTATAGCCAGTGATAATCGCCGCTTCCTCCCCACTCTTGCCGTCCGCGAGACACCGCGCCAGCATGTGATGGGAGGACTTGATGGATTTGAGAATTGGTGTAGCGGACTCAAGATCGCCCGGCTTCAAATTCCACAGCGCCTGAATATCCGACTCCTCCAGATCGCGGACGTAGGAAATCCGCGTGGAGATTCTCGCCCCACGTGATGCTGGGGGATGAATACCACCCCCCAGAACTTCGTCGATGAGATTCTCGATGCCCATGCTGTTATGTATTCGCCGGGATAGTGGGAGTGGAAGGAGCAGGCTTCGGCGGAACCTTGTTCACCGGCTCCTCAACCTTCTTCTCCTCGGCCCCGACTGCGCTTGCCTCCGCGCCAGTCGTGCGGGCTTCTGGTGAAGCCGTAGTCGATGGAGAACTTGCCGGAACTGCGACAGCCGACGCTGGCGCATTCACCCGACTCGGCGGTGCGATCTTCGGGGAGATGACCGCGCGAGGGTCCACGACAGTATTCGGATTTTCCGTCCCGCTCGAGCCGATCAGTTGCGGCCGCTTGGACTCTTCCTCAATGAGCCGTTCCGTTGAGGGATGCTTGTTCTGCGCGCCGTCCTTATCGAGCGGCTTTTGCGCACCGCGCGCCTTGTAGTCCGCCTCCCGAACCTCATCCGAGTCCACATTCGGCGCCGCTTGAATGGTCAGATGCTGCACGTCCAGCACTTCCAGTTCCGCCTGTTCCCCTTCTCGCAGCACCTTTTCGCCGCCGGTATGGCCCAGGCCGACCTTCACGGCCCCGTCCAGAACCTGCACCCTGATCATCGCCATCGCCTTTCCTCCTCAAGTTTGCCCACGCAACGCCTGTTGCGAGCGTCCCAGTAGCGTAGCACAGTCTGAGAGGGGGGTCAAGTGCTGGGTTTGCACAGCCAGGATTTGTGGGTATATCAAAACTGGGGGGATTTTTTTAGGCTGGCAAGAAGCAAGTTCCATGCCAACCTCATGGGGGGTTGCCCATGCTGCAGTTGCATACCTCGTTGGCACGGCCCTTGCATTAGCATCGCCCGTGCCAACACTCAATCACAATGTTGTGATTTGCAGTTTCCGTTGGGCGAGTTTATATTCAAATCACTGGCGATTGCCCATGTTTGATTTTCAAAAGTGGGCAATCGGTAGTGGCGGGTTCCGGCAGTAACATTTCGTGATTTGACTTTCGGACTCGCGGCGATTACATTCATCGAGTCAACAACGGAGAACGGACTCATGGTCAAATATACCTACGAAAAGTTCGGCGTGAAGTGGGAACGCGAGATTGATCCCGCGACAGTTTCGGAGAATGTGAAACTGTACGGCATCAGCCGCGGCATTCACGAAGCGCTGAAGGATACCTTCGCCGGTATCGCTGTGGCGGAAGGCTATTCCGAGTCCGATGCGGCGGCGGATTTCGTCGCCGGACTGGACAAAAAGTTCCAGCAGGTCATCGACGGAACTCTGCCGGAATATGTGCCCGGCGGTCGTGGCGCCGGTCAGCCGAAGGATGAACGCAGCGAGATGATCGCTCGCGTCTGCGCCGAAGGCGTCCGCAAAATGGCGAAGGGTTTGGGCAAGAAGCTGCCCAAGGTCGCGAGCGACGAATACAAAGCGATCTTCGCCAAGTTCCTTGAGCGGAACGCTGACAAGATCGCGGCCGAGGCCGACAAGCGTCTGAAGGCGCAGGCTAAGATCGAGTATGATGCAACTGGCATCATGTAAGATCGCACAGCGTCCGGGGATTGGAAACAGTCCCCGGAATGCTGGTGAAGGCGCCTTTAAAGGCGGTGAATATTGCTCAACCCAGTCATGCCTCAAAACTCAGCCCTTGGGCACTCAGCCGCCCAGCCTTGGGGGAACTCTCTCTTTCTTCTAAGTATATATTTTTTCAGCTAGAAAGAGGAAGGGGGACCCACTGGTGGGTAGTCTGAGTGGATTTTGGTCATGGGCGGGTTCGGCAATAATCACCGCCTTTAATTGCACCTTTACAGGCGATTTTTCCTCTACCGCGCACTTGACAGCCTTCGCGATGCGTGGTATGGTCGTCCAACACTGCAGAGGAGAACAGGACATGCTGATTGCGAACTACCCCACCAAGAAAGCCTGCCGCGAGTCGATCGGCAAGCCACTCCGCTATATCGAAACCTCCGTCTTCGGCGCGGAATACAAGCCAGACGGAGAACTGACTGTCGCCAACCGGCCGCACATTACTCGCCAAGGTCGCGAGTGGTTCGGCATCATCACCATGAAGGACGGGCTGATCGTCAAGGTCGAGTAGTACCAACACCAGCAGGGGCGCAAATGCCCCTGCCCTTTCAACAGGGGAACCAGACATGACCAAAGAGCAAGCCCTATTCGCCTCCTACATCATTGCGGAAGCCGTGAACGACGACGACTTCCGCGCCAAGCTTCAAAAGCTATTCGGCACATGGGGAGTCGCAAACGCAGAAGCTGCCGCGAAGGAACTCGCCACTGAATACAAGTTCGACGCACCACTTTTCTCACGGAGGGACTAATGGCACTTATCTCAACACCACTCGAAGACGGGCGGACCAAGGTAGTAGTGGACTTTCCCTACTACACTGTCGCGAGCAAGCGCAAATACTACCAGCACGGCACCAAGGACGAGCAGGAGATGCGCGCCACTCGCCACGCAGTCCAAGTGTCCGGCAACTTCCACAACGACAGCGTGGAAGTCCAGCACGACGAGCCTAACCAGCGTTGGCTGGTCATCAGTATCAACGCACGGAGGGACTGATGCGCCGCTATCGCCGGCCTTACGGCATGTCACATCACAAGTGGCACCGCATCCGCCGCAGCCGCCTCTTGTGGCTGCTCTACATCATCGCCTACCGGCCACTCTAAGGAGCAAGCCATGTCACCAACCTGGGCTATCGACCGACTTCGCGCCCTACGGGACTCCGACGACACGGAGTCCGCACACAGCGAAGCTGACGACATTCTCTGCGACGTGCTGACGGAACTCGGCGGCGCCTACGCAGACGTGGCGGCCGAGTGGAAACGTGTTCCCAAGTGGTACGCATGACGCAGTACCCAACCATCACCAGAGAAGAAGCCGCCCGCCTTATCAAAAGCGGGCGGCTCACGAAGGCATCTCTGTACGAGCCAGATCACGCCAGGGACGGCTCCAAGTTCTGCTTTGTCGAACTCTCACCCGGATACAAGCAATTCTATCGTCTCAGACCAGAGGAGAAGTGAATGATGCCCGACTGCACCTGCAAGTTCGTCGCCCCCAATCTGCCCATGCAGAACAAGGGCTGCCCCGTCCACACCAAGCAGCAGTACGCTTGCGACTGCTGCGACTGCAACGACTACCGCCCCCGCAGAGCGCCAGACTTCACCAAGCATCCCCACTACATCTGGGGCAACTGCGCCTGCGGCCACCAAGCACAGGATCACAACTGATGCACAACAACAAGGACTACTCCAACTCCCCCTGCAAGAACTTCGACGCTGTGCAGGACATCAAGGACTACCTTGGTAAGAAGAAGTGGGCCGAAATCTCACCACAAATGGCTCACATCAAGGACAAAGAGCAGTTCGAGATGTACTGCTCTGTCGCTGGCATTAGCGGCTTCCCTGTCCGCGCATGGTACGAACTGTACCACGGGCAGGGATCGTGGAATATGACTGCAGCGGAAGCAATCAAACTCCTTCAAAACCTGAGCGGCGATCCGGAAATAATCGACAGCGAAGCCGCATCCGTTCTCTGCAACTTCCTGATCTGTCTCGGCCACCAGTCCGTGGTGGACGCCTTTAATGTAGCAACGAAATGGGAGCAGCCATGACTCCGCACATCGCACTCACTGTCATCCGCCCCGACGAAGTGGCGGAATGTTGGGAAGGAGTAGACGACGAGCTCTGTCGCGAGCTCTGGTCTCTCGTGCCCTTCTACAAGAACAAAAAGACTCCAGAAGAAATGGAGGAACCCTGCATCGGGCTCGATTGCGTGGCCGACTTCTGGCACCACCTCAGCGAAGAGACGCAGACGAAACTCAACAATCTAGCGGAGCGCATCAATGACTAAGGACCAATACATCCAGTGGAAAGCCACCAGAGGCGACGACGCCGGCCTATGGGACCGAGAGCAGTGCAAAGCCGCAGACTCACTCATTAAACTCGAGACACTCGGCGCACTGAAGAACTGGCTCGCCAAGAACATCACGAACGTCACTATTCGCGATTACGTCTGGCTGATGACACGCTGCCACTTCGGCAGCTATGAGACAGACCAATTCCTTCAGAAACTCGGCATGTACCCGGACTGGATGTAATGGCCATCTCCCAGTCACGAATGCTCGCGCTCCTCGATGAGACTAAAGTCATCGAGGAGCAGGTCGAAGCGATCAGGGATGAGCTCAAGCTGCTCATTCAACTCACAGAGTCAGGCAAGTACCCAGCGGAAAGCTTCATCGCCCGCGTCCAGATGATGCTTGAAGGCGGGACGTTCAAGCTCGTGCTCAACAATCACTACGCCGAGCGGGCGCACTTCCGCCGCTTCGCGAAGCGCAACGATCGCGAGCGTGCTCGCCAGCAGCAGCACCGCATGGCAAGGTTGATAGATGAGGGCATCCCGCAAGAGGAGCCGCTCCCACCGCCGCCTGCTCCTTCGCAGCCCACATTGGAGAGCATGTCCGCGCCAATCGCAGAGCCCAGCGATCTCCCTGCAGAACAAATCCTGGCCGCTGGATGGGAACTTATCGACGGAGAGTGGCTGCTATGGCAAGGCGACAAAATCGTTGGCAGAGAAGGCGACTCGAAATGGCGCAAGCTGCTCGCAGAGTTTTCCACGCCGACAAAGTCTGGATAACGATGGACTTCGGGCAGGGGTCAGTCACCATGCTTGTCCCTGCCCGCCTCAACCAGCTCATGTCGAAGGACAATCTTGGAATAAACATGCTGAGCATTGATGAACAGCTCGAGCTACATAAACTCTCGATGGACGCAGAGCTGAAGTATTGGAGGCATATCAACCAAGCATGAATTGCCCATGTTTGAAAATCAAATATGTGCAATCTGCACGCTCCCATTGACAGACATGCAAAATCGTGCAATAATGGTGGACACTGGAGAACGCAGATGGGACACAAAGTCACAATCACACAACAGACAATGGACGCGATCCGTGCTGCCGCTCACGGCCCGTTCAAGCAGACGGCGGTGAAGAATGCTGACGGCACCTTCACCCTTCTTCTCGAAGACGATGTATTCGAGGCCGTCACAACGCTCGCCCTTCCCGGCGAGTCACATGACGACACGATCTTCCGCGCGTTGAACGTGCTCAGGGGAAAACGACAATGATCCGCTCCTTCATTCACGGACTGGCCGAGTTCATGGCGCTCGCCCTCCTCATCGCCACACTGATCGTGTGGGGAGCGTTGCTCACCGACTGGCTGGAGAAAATGCAATGAACAGGAAGCCGTGGCACACAGGGATTGGCCCCCGCGACTGGCGCTGCGAGTTCTGCGGCTGCTGGTCCTCCAACGACTACTGCTTCGAATGCCAAGGCACGAGTTCCACCGCAACGTCGAAAGACGGACTTGGAGAGCTGGCTGTGGAGACTGAGAGCGGATAACCACAGCAGCCCATCTGGCAGGAGTGGAAAGCCTGCCATCGTTAGGGTCACGACGCCCGTAGGCGAGGGGAAATCGCCAAGTACCCGACAGCCGGGAAAGACCGGCACCTGAGAACTGAGTCCCGCGTACTCAGGCCTGCGCCCGCCACAGTCTGTCCCCTAGGCTGTGGCGGGCCTCTTAGTAGGAGAGCCAGCCATGCAACGTGTCAAGTTTTTTGAAATCCGTGACTGCGGCACCTTCATTCCTGCAGTCGCGATCGACTGCTCCTTAACAGGCGACAGAGCTTCCGACTACCTCCTCCGCCACGCAGGCTACGGCAGCGTCCGCTGCATCCTCCTCACCCCACTTGGAGGTGGGCGTAAGGCAGAGTACGATCCATATAACTGGAATTACGGACGGACTCTTAAGATCGCACACTTCCACATACTAGATAACTGGGACAACCTTAAAGACGGAGATGTGATAGATGTCGAACATATCCTTGGTGAAAAAGCAGAGCCCCGTATCTCAGAACGAGGATCATATCCCTGCTAAAGTGGCGGAACTCTTCTACAATTCCAGCAGACACAGCCCGCGCAGATGGCACGACCTGTCTGCTCATGAGCGCAGCCTGTGGCGGCAAATCGTGCGGCTCGCTCGTGCGTAGTCTCGCCGCCCTGCTCCTTCTCACCGCATCCGCAAGCGCCGCGGACGTGAACACTTCGCGCGCCGTGAAGCAGCTCGAAGTGTCCGACTTTCTCAAAAACCCATGCCTATCCCGCGAGTGCCTGCTCTTCTGCAATCCGAAGAACGCCATGCGCCCCGGCTGGTGCATGTACTATCTCACCCCCAAGAGTGGGTATGAGACGCTCTCATTAGAGGAAATATGTGATGCGCTACTCATCACGAGGCCCGTATTTTGCCCGCCCTTTTAAGCTGTGGTTCTTCGGCGGCGTCGTTCTTATGACTGCCGGAATGATCGGAGGAGTGGCAAACCATCTCCTCAAACCTTCCGTCAAAATTCTCGACGGCGACACGCTCGAACTCGCCACTGTCCGCCACCGACTCCACGGCATCGACGCGCCTGAGATGAAGCAGCCGGGCGGAGTAGAAGCGCGCGAGTTCCTCGTCAAGTTCGTCGGGCGCAACTCCGTCACGTGCAAGCCCGTCTCCCAAGACCTGCACGGCAGGCAGGTATCGCGTTGCTACGTCCGCTCCATGGATTTGAGCAGGCTTATGGTCTCGAGCGGCTACGCCATCGCCTATCGCCGCTATTCTACCGAGTACGTCCCTGAAGAGGTTGAAGCGATCTCTCACAAGCGCGGCCTGTGGGCAACGATCGGAATTGAGGTGCCGGAACAGTTCAGACGCCGATCTTCCTACTGACCACCCATCTTGACAGTAATGCAAAATTGTGCAACAATGCCACACTGGAGGAGCATATGCACAACAGACGGATTAAACATTGGCTCAAGCGAGAGTTAAAATGGGACAGCCTCCACAGAGGCGGCGGACATATTCCGCCGAGAGAGCGCGACAAATTCATTCGCAGGGAGGTCAAAAAACGTCGAATAGCTATAGACAAACTTGTAATTGATCTGGATGGAGTATTGGACACCTAACGCCAGCCCCACAGCCGCCGGTTCGCAACACACTTCCCCAGTAACCTAGACGGGATGCATACTGCAAGGGGACGAGATGTGGCTTGGAAGACTGAACGAACTGTGGGGTTGGCGCTAGGTGCCCCTAACACGGAGAGAAAAATGGGACAAAAAACAATCTTCATCTGCGACAAATGTGAGAAGCTTTCCGAAGAAACTCACGTCCATTCCTGCGACGTGATACTCCGAAACACAACAGCAACACCCGGCCTGACTTGGAACGGTGAGCTGTGCACCTCCTGCTACACCAAGCTCCTAACCACTGTCAAGGACATGATTGGAGAGCGGGCATGAACGAGCCAGTCCACACCGCCCATATCTGGGCCGAAGGAGATAACTTCCACATCTCCTTCCCACCGCTCCCCGGCTTCTCCAAGTCCCACTCCATCGTTTTGCCACTCACAGTCAACGGCTTCACAGTCGCGGCGCAAATCCTGCGCGAGCGAGAGCGACTCGCAACGAAGGCCACAATCGCCACTCCTGGATCACCAATCCAGTACGACATCGAGTCGATGCTCAAGAGCATCCGCAAAATCCCGCCCAAGTCTAAGCAGCTCGCCACGTCTGATCTATCACTCGACGATCTGGGCGATTTAGACCTGAGCGAGTTTGTGCCATGAAACATCTCGAGTCTCTGACGAAAGAAGAACTGATCGAAGAGATCGTCCGTCTCAACGAACTGCTCTTTCCTGACGACAGACTCGGAGCGATGCACTACCTCTTCGGCCTTACCACAATGCAGTCCAAGTTCCTCAACATGCTCCTTCGCCGGGCCTATGTGTCCGGTGAGCAGTTCGCCACGCTTATCGGTGGCGACAGTGATGTGCGGACAGTCACCGCGCACATCTGCAATCTCCGCAGGAGAATGCGACAGCATGGGATAGTCGTTCCGAAATGCCGACCTGGGAATAAAGGGCTATGGTCTCTGCCCCGAACTACCAAACAAGAGATCGAAATGAGAATGGAGCTATACAATGCAGATCGTTGGCAATCTGGTAGGGATGCACTTCCGTCCACCAGCAAAGGTGGCAGTGGACAACATGCCCGCTTCCACGGAGGTGATCGTCCAGCGCGAGCAGGACAATCCTCATGACGAGAACGCCTGCCGGGTGGTGCTGAACCTGGAGGCGATCCCGGAGCCGCTCCGTACCTACTTTCTCAAGCTTCTCGAAGCGGAGAAGGACCGCCTAGTGATGGACGAGTTGGAGTGGCCCTTGCATCTAGGCTACATCAACCGAGACATCGCCGCCGAACTCGCCCCTATCATGGACTCGGCCGGCTTCGAAGAACTCAAGGCTACCGCCTTCATCAACCCTGCAGGGAAGTGGCAAGTTCGCGTCGAGTTTGATGAACCTGTTGAAGGTCTTGAAGACCACTGAGAAAGAGCGCCCGATCTCCGGCAAGCACAGGTGAGAACCATGACCACAGAACTAGACGTACAACAGTTCCTCGACAACCTCACAAAAGGCAAGAGCGAACACTCCGCTGGCATCGCTATCGCCAACGTAGCGATCATGACTGCAGTGATCTTTGCAGTCCGCTGCAAAGACGAGAAGATGATGAACGACGTGCTGAAGAAGGCCCTCCGTTGCCAGCACAGAGTCTCCCGTCTCGACACAATCAAGAAGATGCTCGATATTATCAAGGGCAACACCGACACGCTGCGCCTTCGGCTTCTCGAAGCCGCCTACAGCATCGCAGGCGATGAAGCGATGGATAGTCTGGACGAGCTGATGAAGCTCACCGAGCAGGTCAGCAACGCGATCGACGTGCTGGGGGTGCGGTCATGAATTTCAGCAGCGAAAGAGCATGTCACTATTACCACATGATGCTTGATGCAGTGGCAAGAGTTTCCATAATCTCCAAATCTGAGATGGAGGAAATTCGCAATCGGCTGCTCTCAGAAGCATCTCGCTCAAACGACGATGCTGACAAGCAAGCCACTCAACTCGCTGCTCAAATTTGTGAGGTATACATCAATGTCTGCGATTAGTCTCAACTCCATCATCCCATCCTGGACTCCAGAGCAGGAGGCGATCTTCGCCGCCGCTCGCGAGAAGGAGTCCGTCCTGATCGACGCTCTCGCGGGCACCGGCAAGACCACGACCCTCGTCGAGTTCGCCCGGCGCCTCCCTGCCAACGTCCCCTGCCTCGCACTTGCCTTCAACGTGCGGATTAAGAAGGAACTCGAGGCCCGTCTGCCGAAGAACTTCACCGTCAGCACGATGAACGGTCTTGGCCACAGTGCCTGGGGCCGGGCATTGGGTAAGCGGATGGGAGTGGAGGAGAAGAAGCTCGCCAATCTCGTCTCAGCAGCCATGAAAGAGTTTGGCTGGTTCAACATGGGCCAAGACAAGTGGATCGCCCTGCTGAACCTTGTCCGTGCGGCAAGGTCCACAGGCATCGTACCAAATGAGTACCGCGGAGCGTGCATCCGCCTCACCCCTGACGACGATGACATCTGGAAGGACATCGCTGATGACCAAGAATTTTCGCCCAATGAAGACGAACTCCGCTTCTGCCGCTACGTCCTTCTTTCCTCCATCAAGCAATCCTTCGCCGGCACTATTGACTTCGACGACCAGATTTATATGTCGGCACTGTTTGGCGGAGTCTTCACTCGGTTCCCAATGGTCCTTGTTGACGAAGCTCAGGACCTCTCTCCACTCAACCACAAGCAAGTGGAAAGGTCTGCGTCAGATCGTATTGCGGTTTTCGGGGACCCTCGCCAAGCAATCTACGCCTTCCGCGGCGCTGATGCAGACTCTATGGGCAAGCTGCGCCGACTGCGGAAGGACTGGATTGACCTTCCGCTCAACACCACTTTCCGTTGCCCCAGGCTCGTGGTGGCACGTCAGCACTCCCACGTCCCACAGTACCGAGCGGCTCCCTCGAATGCCGAAGGAGCAGTTCACCGCTTTGATGGCGCCTGGACCTGGGAAGACATCGAGCGACTCGGCTCCCATTCCACCTGTGCCGTCATTTCTCGTAACAACGCGCCAGTCATCAGCGCGGCTTTTCGACTGATCCGGCACCGCCGCGCAGTCACTGTCCTAGGCCGAGACATTGGGAAAAATCTCATCACCCTGTCGAAGAAGATCATCCCAGATGATAGCATGAAGCAGGAACTCTGCTTCGCCGCTATCAACTCTTGGCAATCTAAGGAGATCAGCCTTGCCCGCGCGAACGAGAAGGAACATAAGGTTGCAGGTATCGAAGACCGGGCGGAGAGCCTCCTCGCGGTTTTTGAAAGCGGAGGAGCGGAAACGGCTGGCCACCTACGCAGGCTGCTCCAAGAACTCTTCGAGAGTTCATCATCCAAAATCGTCCTCTCGACCGGGCACAAAGCGAAAGGGCTAGAGTGGGACCTCGTTGTCCATCTGGACCCGTGGCGGGTGCCTTCCAAATACGCAAGAGCCGCTGCGGAACGTGGCTCGATGACACAAATGAACCAAGACCTCAATCTACGCTACGTCATCGAGACTCGCACGAAGAACACGCTCGTCCTCGCCAATCTCGAAAACTTCTACGGAGAATAAAATGCCCTGCTTTCCCAACCAGCGCGAGATGCAACGGAGCATCGACAGCCTGCTCCTTCAAATCGCGATCTCTCATCCGCTCAACTACAGAGGCAAGGAGATCTGCAATCACTGCGTCATGGCCATGCTGACCTCGGCACTCAGGCAAGTCGTGAACAACGACAAGGAGGACATGCAGGTGGCGAAAGCCATGTTCAAAACGCTCTTTCGTGAGCCCGATCTCGAAGGCACCGCCTGCACAATCGCCTTCGTCTCATCAGACGGCTCTCTCCACCGCACCCGCGATGAGGCCGATCTGAACAACTACCGCCGCGCGGTGGAAGCCGGCGAGACCACTGATCTGTATGAGGAGTGGAATGAACGCAGAAAGAAGACAACTCGCCCGGCTGTTGATTGAGTCTGCCGAGCGAGGAGAGGCCCGCGTCAAGTTCACTGGGCCTCTCGCTCACAACGAAGCGAAGAACACGAGATGGATGATCTACAAGCTACGCACGACCCCCATCTCGTGTTCTATCACATGCCACAGTTCGACGGAAGCAACACTTCACGTTAGAAAAGAAGGACTCCTTGCTAATGCCAAAGTTGGTTGAACGCTCAGAGAAGTTCACATTCGCTGTCGGTGCAACTTGGGCCGCGCGAGCTATGATCGAAGCTATCAACGAGTCATATAAGAAATTCCCAGGCAACCACAACGCCCAGATGAACCTCGTTACCATCGCTGCTATCGAAGTGGCACAGTCTGCAATAACCGAGGGCGAGACTCGCTACCCCTCCTACGAGATGCCTGACCCAACGAAGGCCTCTATGGGAGGGATGGGACAATGAGAACTGTTTACAAGTACGGTATTCCAACTGCTCCACAGTTTTTCGAGTTAGCTCTTCCAGAGGATCACTCCTTCCTATACGTCGATATGAAAGACGGTCAACCGTGGGCCTGGCTCCTTGTTGATACGAAGAGCCCTGAACGTAAATATAAGTTCAAAATCGTCGGCACTGGCCATCCAATAGAAACCAGCGCATGGTACTGCGGAACTTGGCAAGACGGCCCGTATGTCTGGCACCTGTTTTCATACGGGCCTGTCACATGAACCATCTCGAGGAGAACGCTCGCATCTTCCGCACTGCCTCTCATGTCCCACTCTCCAAGTGGCCAAGAGGCTGGCTGATCCTTGAGATTTGCGGCATCATCAACTCTCCAGTCTACATGCTCATGACTGACGACGAACGCCGAGGCCGCGATCTCCCCGTCTCCGACGACGAGATGCGCGCCTTTATCGCCCTTAGAAGGGGCATTCCTATTGGAGTACAGTGATGTGGATGAACACTCCAGTCTCAATCCTCCGCTCGAAAGCGAAGCCAATTTTCCTCCATCCTGGGCACTGGAGTACCCAAATCTGGACCCAGTGCTCGTGCAAGAAGCACTGTCCGTCAAGTACTGGAGCCTCATCAAAATCGTCAAGCTCGAGTCCGGCCAATTTGCCTTCTTCGACGACAACTACAAGCTCAGCGCCATCGGCACCTGGGATGATCTCGCCCGCTTTGCGGAGGCATTTGTTCCAAGGCCGTACTCATATTCAGCACCATCCCCCAAGAAGACGGTGACGAAGAAGACTGCAATGGCAACACTAACCCTAGAGGACTTGGGCTTCAAGTAACTGGTAACTGCCCATATTTGAAAATCAAATGTGTGCATAACCTAGCCATCCCTCTTGACAGCCTTCCCGGTATATGCCACATTCCCAATGTAACCAACTCAAAGGAGAACTCTCAAATGGTTGCGTCCACTGATCAAACGCCGAAGGCATCCCTTACTATCCAGGGTATGGAATTTTCCTACCCGACCCCCTACAAGGCCGGTCCCTACGAGCTTTCCGAAGGCGAAGCGTCCACTCTGAACCAAGTCCTGGGCGAAAATCTCCGCAACAACTTCGCGGCCAAGATCAAGGCCAAGAAGGAGCAACTCGCGGAGGCGTATCGCAAGCAGAACGGCCTGGCGGAAGACGCGCCGGTCGAGGTCGGCAACGACTCGCTCGACAAGAACGAACTGGACACCGAGTTCGCTCAGTACGCCGCTGATTATGAGTTCGGCGTCCGTGCTCAGGGCACCGGGCCTCGCGTCCCTGTCGATCCTATCGAGCGTGAGGCCTTCAACATGGCCAAGACCGTCATCCGCAACGCGCTGAAGGACAAGAACATCAAGATCTCGTCCGTCACTGACGAGCAGATGGAAGGTCTGATCAAGTCCCTGCTCGATCGCCAGCCGCAAATCCGCGAGGAAGCGAAGCGTCGTGTGGAGGCGACCTCCAGCATGGCTGCCGGCGACCTGCTTTCTGCACTGGCGCCTGCGAAATGAAGCAGTCCCAACTCCTGCTCGAGTTCTTGTATCGGGCCTTAGCTGCAAAGTACGGTATAGTTGTTAGAGTTGATAGCAGCAATACCGCAACTACAGTTCAGGCCCTTTACAAGGCTCGGCAGGAGTCGGGAGACCCGGCGCTAAAGCGCCTGCAAATTCGACGCTCACCTGTCAGTCCGAACAGTGAACTCTGGATAGCAAAGAATGCCGAAGAAGAGGGCAGCCCCACTCAAGAGGCATCACGTCTTTTTGTACGAGGGTGACTGGGACGAACTCGCGGCCCTATTCGGCCCGCGTCATGTTCAGCCTGGAACCGCTGTGCGTGAGATCGTCCACACGTTCCTGCGTAGGATGCGTGAGATTAAGAACGAAATCGCAAAGCCAGTGGAGATCGACATTGACGAACTTGACCTCACCGCTGCAGGAAGTCCAGATGGACAGTCTGGAGGACCTGTTCTCGAAGGACCCGAGGACGCTGGAGGAGAAGGACATCGAGAGGATCGTCACGACCCTGCGGATGCAAAAGGCTAAGTGGGCCGACGCGGAGGCGAGCGGTAAGAAGACGCTGAAGCAGGCGAAGCCGAAGACCACCGCCACACCGCTGCTCACGCTCGATGATCTGATGAAGCCGGGGGATTTGAAGCTATGAGATTGTCATTCTCCCAAAAGCTCCCAAATTTCCAATTCGCGTGGGACTCCACGTCCCTTGGCCTTCTCAAGGAATGCCCACGCAAGTACTACTATTCCATCGTTCTCGGTTTTCGTCCGAGACACGAAAGCGTCCATCTTACCTTTGGTATCTTTGTCCACCAAGGCATTGAGTTCTATCATCGCTTCAAGGCGAACATTGAAGACAACGCTATCGACGCCCACGAGTCTGCCCTTTACGCCACAGTCAAGGCCATGATGTGCGCCACCTGGGACAATGACAAGCTCCGCCCGTGGACCAGCGATGACGAGAACAAGAACCGCTGGACCCTGATCCGCACTCTCGTCTGGTATCTCGATCACTTCGAGGACGACGCCGCTCGCGTGTACCATTTCCCTGACGGTCGCCCGGCGGTCGAGCTGTCGTTCCGATATGATCTTGGCCTTGTCCTTGCTGACGAGCACATTCTGATGTGCGGCCACATGGACAGGATTGTGGAGTTCCAGAACGATCTGTACGTCGCAGACTCCAAGACCACCAAGAACACCATAACCGATCGCTTTTTCCTGTCCTTCAATCCAGACAATCAAATGTCCAACTACACGATCGGGGGCAAGGTTGCACTGCACGTCCCAGTCAAGGGAGTGATAATCGACGGGATGCAGGTGGCGGTGAACTTCTCCCGCTTCCAGCGCGGCTTCTGCTACCGATCAGACGACCAGATCGAGGAGTGGCTCGGGGACACCAAGTACTACATCACCCTTGCCTACAACTTCGCCACCAACAACTACTGGCCGATGAACGACAAGTCCTGCGACAACTATGGTGGCTGCAAGTTCCGAGACATCTGCGCGAAGCCAAAGGCGACGCGGGATAAGTGGCTCGCAGCGGACTATGTGAAGTTGGAGTGGGATCCGCTTAAAACTCGTGGAGACATTTAGTGCCATCTCTTTCTGAACACCAAAGTGGCCAAACGACCAAGCTTCTCTTTCTCGGAGACTCCGGAACCGGAAAGACCGGCGCCATCTGCTCTCTCATAATCGACGGCTACCGCCTTGGAGCTATCGACTTCGACAACGGGCTGGACGTGATCGTGCAGTCCCTTCGCCCAGAGCGACCACCTTACAATCTCACTCCTGCCCAATCTGCCGACTGCTTCTCTCGTGTCAAGTACGTCACATGCACAGACAAGATGCGCGTCGCAGGCGTGAACATGATCCCTACCGAAGCAAATGCTTGGAAGAAGGCGATCGACCATCTCTCCAAGTTCGAAGACTGGGGACCAGTCCACACCTGGGGTCCGAAGGACATCCTTCTCATTGACTCCTTGAACTTCGCCGGTCGTGCAGCAATGCGCCTAATCATGAAGCTGAACAACCGTCTCGGCCAAGCCCCATATCAGTCAGACTACTTGGAGGCCCAGCGGCTCGTTGACAACCTGCTCGCTATGCTCTACTCCGACGACATCAAGTGCAACGTGATCGTGAACTCGCACATCAAGGAAGTCGGCCGAGTTGAAGACCGCACAGATTCCAAAGGAAACATCGTCAAGTACACCGATCCAAACACGCTCAAGGCATTCGCAGAGACCGGCACCGGCAAGGCGCTCTCTCCGACCGTTGGCCGCTCCTTCAACACCATCTTGCAGGCTGACCTGATGGGCACCGGCCCCGCCACCAAGCGCATCATCCGCACGCAGCCCAACGGGCTCCTTGCGCTCAAGTCCCCCATTCCGAAAGGCCTGCCCGCATTCCTTCCGATCGAGACAGGTCTTTCTACATTCTTCAAAGCAGTTCGGGACGAATAGTCCCCACCGAGGTCCACTACTTGGACAATCAAACCCAAAGGAGACTTAAAATGGCAGGCCCTGATTTCCGAAATCTTCTCTCTCGTCCAGCGGACAATGTGAAGCGCCCGGTCCCGGTTCCCGGTGGCACCTACTACGCCACCATCAAGAGCCGTGAGTTTGGCGAGTCGCCGGAGAAGAAGACCCCCTACGTTCGTTTCCATCTGGTGAACCTTCGCGCCGGCGAGGACGTTGATCCTGCCATGCTCACCGAGATCGACCTTACCAAGAAGGAAATGCGCGCCGACTTCTACATCACGCCGGACTCCGAGTACCGTCTTGTCGAGGCGCTCGAGTCTATGGGCATCGACAAGTCTGGCCGATCGCTCGGAGAGATGATCGAAGACGCGATCAATCAGGACGTGATGGTTGAAGTGTCGGTGAAGCCGAACTCGAAGGAGCCGGACGGACCTGGCTTCAACAACATCGACAAGGTGCGCGGCATTCAAGAATAACAATCTTGGGGACAGGCTCATACCCTGTCCCCCAACTTCAGGGGAACTCCAATGCTCACTAACAAGTACAAAAGGCTTCGCCTCGATGAAATCACTGTCGATCGAGAGAAGCGTCAGCGCAGAGACGTTGACGTTTCAGACCTGGTTGAGAGCATCTCAAGACGAGGCGTTATTCATCCAGTCGTCGTTGAAGTCAAGGATGGACAGAACATGCTCGTCTCCGGCGAGCGGCGGTATCTCACGTCGAAGCTTCTTAATCTTCCAGATATACCAGTCCGTTTCGCCCACGACCTCTCCGAGCAAGAGCGGCAGATCATAGAGCTTGAGGAAAATCTAAAACGCAAAGATCTGCCGTGGCAGGACGAATGCGCCGCCGTGCTCCGTATTCATACAATCTATTGCGAGATTGAACATGACTGGACACTCGAGAAAACTGCTACAGAGCTTTCAATCGCGGTTGGAACTGTCTCGATTATGCGACGAGTTGGAGAGGAGCTTGCTGAAGGAAATCCAAAAATCGCAGGAGCTACTTCGTATCGTCAAGCATACAACATCGTCGCTAGAGCCGACAGCAGAAAAGTTGATGATGCAATGTCTGACATTATTGCAGGCATTGGACGACCTCAAGTCCCACAGCAAGTCACAACAGCAATTCCAGGTGCATCTGCGGAAGCTCCGAAACAGACTCTTAGCATAATCCCGCCAGAGCAGTCGATCCACACGCTTGATTTCCTTACCTTCGCTGACAATTATACCGGCAAGCCATTCAACTTCATCCACTGCGACTTCCCCTACGGAGTCGGAATGAACAAGTCCGCTCAGGGGAACGCGAAGCAGTGGGGCTCATATGAGGACTCCCCTGATACCTACTGGCGCCTTTGCGCCTGCCTTGCGCGGAATGTAGATCGCCTTATGACCCAAAGCGCCCATCTCATGTTCTGGTTCTCGATGGAGTACTATGAAGAAACATTGGCCTTCTTTGCGGAGAATGCGCCTACTCTTGAGTTCCAAAAGTTCCCACTTATTTGGTACAAGAGTGACAACAAAGGCATCCTGCCGGATCACAATAGAGGTCCCCGGCGAGTCTACGAAACGGCTTTTATTGCCAGCAGGAACGACCGTTTCATTGTCAGGCCGGTATCGAATTGCTATCCGTCGCCTGCTGCTAAGGAAGATCATCAGTCCGAAAAAGCGGAACCGATGTTAGCTCATTTCTTCCAGATGTTTGTTGATGAGAATACGAGGCTGCTAGACCCGACTTGCGGCTCTGGCACTTCGCTTCGCGCCGCTGAGCGCCTGGGCGCGTCACAAGTGTATGGCCTCGAAATCAACCCGGAGTATGCAGAAAATGCCAAAACGCGCTTACGCCAAACGAGAGTCCTCCGCGCAGCCGAAGGCCTCAAAAAACCTGCCTGAGATGAGCAGAGAAGAACTCGGCCAGTATGTCGCGAAAATCATCTCGGACGACCGGAACTCTGTTCACGGCAATCCGCACAAGCAATTCTCGACACAGGTCGATGTGTTCAATCGACTCATCCAAGACTGCAAGAGCCTGAATAGCACACAAGCCCACGCGGTCATGCAGATCACGACCAAACTCTCTCGCATCGCGAATGGTGATCCAGACCATCACGATCACTGGATCGACATTGCAGGCTACGCACTCATCGCCGCTGAGGCTTGTGGTAAGGACCCAGTAGAACTGTGATTGAAAGCAATCCCTGCATCCGTGCCTTCGGGCCGAAGGACGCCAAGATCGCACTCGTTGGCGAGGCGCCCGGCGCTGAGGAGGAGAAAGTTGGCCTCCCCTTCGTCGGCTATTCCGGCAATGAACTCCGCCAGATGTGTACGGAGGCAGGGATTGACTTCAACAAGACCTACCGCACAAATGTCCTGTGGACTCGCCCACCTCTCAACAAGATCGAGAGCTTCTATGTCAAACGAGAGTCCCTTCCTTCAACCTATCCCTTTGGACCAGTTGCATCTGGCAAGTATCTATCCCCTGTCTTTATCCCTGAAGTTAATCGACTTTATGAGGAACTCAAAACACTCCGCCCTAACATCGTCATCGCACTTGGCAATGTGGCGTGCTGGGCACTCCTTGCAACTACTGGAATTAGCAAAATCCGCGGAACGACTGCCGCCAGCTCACCACTTGGCGGCATTAAAGTATTTCCAACCTTCCATCCGGCGAGCGTCCTCAGAAACTGGGAACAGCGGGTGATCGTCGTAGCAGACTTGATGAAAGCACTCCGTGAGAGTGCATTTCCTGAGGTCCGTCGTCCGCAGAGGTTCGTCACCATCAATCCATCGCTGGAGGAAATCCGCGATTGGTACTTCCGATACGCCCTTGGCGCTGCGGCGATCGGTGTGGACGTAGAGACACGGAACGGACATATCACTATCGCCGGCTTCGCGTCCAGCCCAAAGCACGCCATAGTAATCCCACTCGCGGACTTACGACAGCAGGACTCCTGCTACTGGCGCACCCTCGAAGACGAGATAGAAGCCCGCCGCTGGATACAGAAGTTCCTACTCCTCCCACAGCCCAAAATCTTCCAGAATGGAATGTACGATATACAGTATTTCCTTCGCGAAGACTTCAAACTCCATAACTGTCTCGAAGACACGATGCTTCAGCATCACGCCATTTTCCCGGAGCTGCCCAAGTCGCTAGGTTTCTTGGGTTCTATCTACACAGACGAGCCCGCATGGAAACTCATGCGACCGCGGGCTAAAGAAGCAGATCAGCTAAAGAAGGATGAATGATATGGCAGTTATTCGAGTCATCATTGAGAGCCCATTTAAGGGCGAGACTGTTGAAGAGCGGATGGAGAACATCAAGTACGCCAGAGCTGCATGCCGAGATGCAGTTATGAAACAAGAAATTCCTATGGCTTCTCATCTCCTGTACCCCCAATTCCTGGCGGAGGAAAACCCGCACGAGCGGAACATCGGCATCCAGTCCGGCTATGTGTGGTGGGACATAGCTGACAAGATCATCTTCTACATCGACCGCGGTATGTCAGACGGTATGATCGAGGCCTTCCGCAAGGCGGCGAATGAGAAACGTGTGTTTGAGTTTCGTTATCTCGAAACTGGCGTTTCGGTGAAGATGCCAGAGCAGGTGATGGAGAAGAAGGTCTTAAAGGAAGAGGAAGAATTGCCACTCGAGATGCCAGAACCTGATCACATGCCTTCTGGCGTTCTAACGATGGAAGACCTTCTCCCGAAGAACGAAGTTCACAAGGTTCCCCCTCGTGCCCGTAGTTGACACTTCCACCCTAACCCCCGACTCGAAAGGTCACGACAGCCACCAAGTCTACAACGGACTCGATGCCTGCGTGACCGTCGAGGTTTGGCGTGATCTGTGCTCGAAGATGGACGAGCGATCGCAGATCATTTATAATTTCGAGCGTGGAATGCAGGCGCCCGCTCTCGACATGATGAGACGAGGGGTTCTGATCGACCCCTATGAGAAGCGGAGCGGGATTGAAAAGATCACTGAGTCCCGCGAAAAGGTGCTCGCCATTTGGGATCGCTATTGCATCGCGACAGTCGGCCGGCCGCTCAAGATCACGTCCACAAAAGACCTATCTTGGCTGTTTTACGAAGCCATGCGCCTTCCGGTGCAGCATGAGCGTCGGCCAAACGGAGAGCGATCGCCGTCGGTAGGTCGGAAGGCACTGGAGAAGTTGCAGCTATATCTCTACGCCCGCCCCTTCATCGAGTGTATCTTCGCCGCGAGGGAAGAGAAGAAGCTCCTTGAAGTCCTCCAGAACAAGGTCGATGACGATGGCCGAATGCGGACTTCTTATAACGTTGCGGGAACTGAGACAGGCCGCTGGTCCAGCTCCAAAAATGTCACCGGGGGAGGTGGTAACTTCCAGAACATTACCGCACAGTTGCGACGTATGTTTATCTCGGATTACGGTAAGAAAATGTGTGGGATCGACCTGGAGCAGGCTGAGTCTCGTGTGGTTGGGCTCATTGTCTTCTGGCTTTTTGGAGACACTAAGTATCTCGATGCCTGCGAAGCGGGTGACCTGCACACATTTGTCACGAGGATCATCTGGCCGAATCTTCCTTGGACCGGAAATGAGAAAGACGATAAGGAAATCGCTGAGCGACAATTCTACCGAATGTTTACCTACCGAGACATGGCTAAACGTGGAGGTCACGGCACCAACTATTACGGCACGGCTTTCACGATGGCTCAGAACCTTAAAGTTCCGAAGGGGATGATGGATGCGTTCCAAGAACAGTACCTTGGCGAAGGTGGTTTCCCAGGCATCCGCAAGTGGCACCGCTGGACGGCGGAGCAACTCCAAACTCTCCAGTATATTGATACTCCATTTGGTGACAGAAGGTACTTCTTCAGCCGACCGGGCGATGACTCAACTCTTAGAGAAGCGATTGCGCACGTTCCACAGAGCGTTGTTGGAAGACTGCTTAACCTCATCCTATGGCGTCTCTGGAGATACCTTCCTGAAGTCGAGCTACTCTTCCAAGTCCACGATGCAGTATATTTCCAGTACAACGACAACCCGGAAGTCGAGCAAAAAGTCGTCTCGAAAGCGTTAGAGTTATTCGCTGTGCCTATCACACTCAATGGCCGCACCATGATAATCCCTGGTGAGGCGAAAGTGGGATGGAACTGGGCTAACGAGAAAGACAAACGTATCAAGAATTGGGTAAATCCCAATGGACTGAGAAAATGGAATGCGGACAAGCCCGATGACAGGAAGCGGCTCATCGGATTGGATCGACCAATATCTTGAGTTCACAGACGGTATACCTGCGCCTGACATCTTTCGACTATGGAGCGGTATCGCCTGTCTTGGAGGGGTGTTGGAGAGGCGAGTTTGGGCGAAGGTCGGCAGGGGAGCGATTTATCCGAACCTCTACGTCCTTCTTGTCGGCGCGCCTGGAGTTGGAAAGTCGCAGGCCATCGCGAAAACGCAGGACTTATGGCGATCAGTTAAGGGACTCTATGTAGCACCAGATAATATGACAAAGGCGGCACTTGTCGATGTGGTTGCCCGCTCTACCCGCCGCCTGATGATCGAGGGAAGGATGGAGGAATTTCATGCTTTGCTCGTACCCTCAACTGAGTTTGGCGTTCTTGTTCCTGCTCATGACCTCGAGTTTCTTAATACTCTCAATAAGCTTTTCGATAATGAGAAGTATTACAGAGAAGAGCGAAGGCACATGGGAAATAAGCAGATTGACATTGCTTATCCTCAGCTCAACATTCTTGCTGGAACTCAGCCTTCTTATCTTGCTAATCTTCTGCCTGAACAAGCCTGGGGTATGGGCTTCATGACCAGGATAATAATGATCTACTCTAACACCCCCAAGAAGGTCAAGCTGTTCCATGAAACATCCTTCCCAGCCGAGAAAGAGGCAGAGCTACTTAAGCGGTTACGCGATTTTGCTAAACTTTGGGGGCCTGTCTCCTGGGAACCTGATGCCGCCGCTGCAGCGGAGCAGTGGGTACACGACGGTTGTCCGCCTATGCCTGACCATTCCAAACTCGAAGCCTATAATTCCCGTCGCATTCTACACACAATCAAACTGGCGATTATCGCCGCTATCTCCCGGACGGGGGAACGAGTCATACAGCTTCAGGACTTCACTCGTGCTCAAGACTGGCTGATTCACGCTGAGAAGTTGATGCCCGACATCTTCCGTGAGATGGTCAATCGGAGCGATTCTCAGGTGATCCAGGAAATGCACTATTTTATGTGGACAATCTGGGCCAGGAAGCAGGAGCCCATACACATTTCTCGAATCGTCTACTTCCTATCAATGCGAGTGCCGTCGGAGAAGGTCAATCGACTGATCGAGATTTCTGAAAAGAGTGGTGTGATAAAGCGTGTGGCTGGCACCACTGACCAATTCATCCCTGTCGCACGCGAGCAACACGGAATGGATTTGTGAGCACAGAAGCGGACGATCTCCGAAACCTTGCAACGCAGATCGAGAACCTCGCCCGTGCCCATCCTGCATATTCAATGTCTTGGGAGATAATCCGCATGACTACCTCCCACATTCAATGTCTCGCTGCATTCATGGACGCCAATCGCAGCGTCTCTCTCCGAACTCATTATGCTGCAAAATCTGAGTCGCAAGAGAGTCCGAGATCGCCCTTACATCCTTCGCCGTTGGACGAATAGCACGGAAGCCGTCACAGCTAACCATCTGGCTGCATCCAGCGCTCCAAGCGCTTACGACGCTCATCAGGACCAAGTTTCGTAATCTGGTCATCGACCTTAACCCTTTCTCTCAAATTCTTCAGCGCCGCTTCCGATTGTCTCGCCTTTTCCGCTGCGCGTCCGGCAGAGTAAATCCGGGCAATTACCACCAGCACGAGAAGGACCGCTGACCCCCACAGAAGAACCTGCCGCCCAAGCGTACTCCCAAGCAGCCACGTCGCAATACCGATCATGGAGCCTCCACGTCTTCAAGCTTCCTTTTCTTCCTGATCACATCAACAAGCGCCACAGCGGCAAAACCAATAATCCCAACCACCGCTGCGATGATCAGTGCGATCAGAATGTACTGAACGAGCCATTGTGGCATTCCAGTAAACACAGCGATGTACTCGCTCCCCTTCTCCAGTATCGACAAGATCACTGTGATGATACCTAACCCGCCCGTCTTCGCCGCCACATTGCCCGCAGGTGTTTCTGTAGTTTTAGTTGAAGACGGCGGCGCTTTCGCCATCTCATCAGCGCTAATTTCAGTTGGCGGCGCTGGTTGCTCCACAACTGGATCATCAGGTTCAACTGGCGGCTCTTTCTTTGGCTTGGCATCTCTCTCCGCCATGATCTTAGAGATACGTCTTACGTCCTTAACTCTCCTCCCCCAACCTTTCCCAAAGGTCGCCCACGTATCCAGTTTTTGAAGGAACCATAATCTCTGATTGCAAATATCCTCGATAAGCTGAATAGGATCAGCTTCAAGTACAGCCTCAGAAGTTTGAATACCAAACTGTCCATCAATTCCCCCCTCTGCATAGAGCCCCTGTCCTTTGAGCGCACGTTGCAGCCACTTAACCGCTTGCCTCACCCCAGAGTTAACCGCCGCATCAAACACACAGTAATCCACACCAGACGGACTAATCCGTCCGCCAGATGGAGTCCAATAATAGCGATAATAAATATCTGTATACTCCGTTCCTGCCATTCTTCGCACATCTTGAACTGGCCGCCCGATCTGCCTTCTATACGCATCGTAGGTTCGCTGAGTTACGCCGCGGAATGTGGACCCTCCTGGATCACGAGGATGATTCGAGTAGCCTCCCTCATGTGCAGCGAGGGGCTTCATTACCGTTTGAAAGTTCTTATCCATCGAACCTCACTATTGCCCATATTTGAAAATCAAACATGGGCTATTCCGAGTTTTGCTGATTGAGCACTTGCTCAAACTTTCGAATCTGCATCGGCTTGAAGTTCCGCTCCAGAATATCCTTCCGGTCCTTATCGAGTCTGATCATCGCCCCACGAAGCACACTGCTCACGTCCACACCTGTCAGCATCGCCTGCTGCATGATCCGTGCCATCCCCTGCGAGTCATTCGAGCGTTGTGCTGTGGCCCATGCGGCACTGAGTGAGCTGATCTGTGACTTCATCTTCTCTTTATTTTGAAACAGCTCTTCCGCAACCGCGAGGTTCCGATCAATCTCCACTGGATTGATGCCCATAGTGTAGAGCAACCTATCCGACGTACTGACATTCTTCATCAGCGGATAGCCAGTCCCAAGACTCTTGATCCCTCGATCGTCCCAGGCACCCATCGCGCGATAGAGCGTGGTTGGGGCGAAAGCGCGGGCGAGATAGCCCTTCGCTTCTGCACTTGACCCTGGATGCTCACCAGTCGCTTGCCAATGGTCGATCGCCGCGCCAAGGCCCTTGCCAAGATGCTTCATGCGATCCCATGCCACCACAGAGAATAGTTGATTAGCGTCCCTGATCGGGTTCGCGAGCGGAGAGGATGTGTTGGAGTAGAAGCTCATGCCGGTGAGGATCGCGGGCAGACCGAACATCACGCCATCTGCCTTCTCACCAAAGCTATCATAGCTCAACTGCAAAAGCGACTTGTCCTTAAACCCTCTCGAGAACCCATCCGCGATCCAGTAGAGCGGTGTTGCAGCCACTCCACCAACTGCTGCTGTCCCGGCGGTTTGCCAGAGGAGCGGTGCCCAGTTGTTATACTTGATCCCTTGACCTGTATATTCTGCCATACTGGCAATGTAATTGAACATCCAGTTTTTGAAAAGGCCCATAGCGGACCCGGCAGGAGTAGTGAAAATTCGTGGTCGATCTGCCGCACTATACATATACATAGTCTTCTCAGTAAATTGCTTTGCAAAAACATACGCACTTTCACCTGTGAGTGCAAGATAATCTCTCGCAACCATATGTCCAACAGTGAATGCATGGATGCGACTCATCCGCTCCGTAGTCGCAGGGAGGAAATCACTGAGTGCTTTCACCCAGCTTCCAAAATCACCAATGCTTGAGAACGCCTTTCTCAACTCAGACACTTTGGTTGCTGACTCTCCAAAAAACTCTTCCACAAACTGCGGACTAATAACCCGCTCATTCGCTGCTCGTCCCATCGCCTCCGTCAGTTCAGGAGACGGCTTCCTCATCTCTCCAACACTCTTCATCATCAGCTTAATCGGAGAGAGCACACCAATCGCACCAGCAGGGCCTTTCTCTCCTCCCGCCGCGAAGTACGAATACGTGCCCAGGCTCTCTTTTGGAGCGGTGCCGATCATCGACACTTCAGGAATAACAGTTTGAATGAACGTCATCGCTTGGGCGATTGGGTGCGACAGCTTGAACGCGCCAAGTTGGAGTGTGAAGAGACTAGTGTTCGTAGCACGAACGATCTTCTCGGCGCTATTACCACCAAGCATCGGAGCCATAAACTGATCGACGAACCTATTTTGTACCTTCGCAAAGTCAGACTTCCTTCCTGCAAAGTCATTCCATCTCGCCACAGCCATTTTGTAAGCATGAGGGTCTTCAATCTGCAACTTCGCATAATGTGGCGAGAGTAAGTCCTCAACAGACATATCCGCCTGCATTCTTGCTCGGCCATAAGTCGCCCGCTCAAGTTCTTCCATTAAGGTCTTTCGATCCATTGCCTCCAGATCGCCCTTGAACCCACGCAGCCTATCACCCTCATGTATATATCCAGGGCGATTGATAAGTGGCGCTACGTCAGCAGGAACGTTGTCCATCTGTGAGGCGTTGAATGACTCAGCAACTCTCCAGCCTGGATTTTCAGCCGCCAGCTTCTTCGCATTGCTCTGCGCAGTCTTCTGTGTATGTCCTCCTACCAGCCCAACAGCATGACCGCCTTCATCCCTTACAACTATCCTGTGATCGCCGTCTCTGGTATTCATCAGGCCAAAATTACCCTTCGAGGCCTTTGTCTCCGGACGCCCGGTGGCAAGTTGTGTCAAATTCACATCTGCCCAATGCTTGTCAGCAATCGCATTTAATTCCTCTGCTGCCTTCCTTACCTCCGGCGAGATGATGCCCTTTTGCTGCAACTCAGCATACATCGTCGGATCAACTTTGTGCTTGATAAGATAGCCAAGCCCTTTCTCACCAATCTGTTCATCCGTCAGCCCATCGAGAATCGTCTTGATCGGCCGGAGCCCATCCACCAGCTCATCACCCTGCCGAACGCTGTTAAGAAGCAAATTCTTCCCCGGATCAATCTTGATCTCTCCATACATCATCTTCTGCGCGAGTGTATCTCCAGCGTCGAAGGTAAACTTAGTGTTCTGGACAACATAGTTTCCACGAGCAGATTTGAGGAACTGAGCTGCTCGTGGCGCAAAGTATTCCAGCATTCCCTCTCTAAGCCTCATTGCCGCTTCCTTCTGCGGCCCTCGAAGATTTTTCGGAAAGAGTTTTGCAAGTGCAAACTTCACATCGCCTGTGTGCTGCACAGCCATGTAGTCATTGAAGCCGATATTCTTAAGCATTCCAGAGAGCGTGTTATACACCTGACCTCCGTCCGCCGCAACTTTCGCCGCTGGCATCCAGGAGTTCTTTGCCACCTGAAGGTCGGCCCACTTCTCTGCATCAGGAACGAACTTTCCAGGATTGTCTGTTTTGAACAGAACCCACTTATCCGCTCGAGAACCAGCACCTGGCGATCCAGCGTACTTGCGAGCCATCACGAACAGCCCGTCTTCCGCTTCCTTCACCATAAACCAGTTCTGCCCAATCGCCTCCATGTTCTTAGTCAGACGTTTGTCAACTTCCTTCGCGACCTTATCCGACCCACTAAAGTCCGCCAGTTTCGCCGCCCTCTTAGTATACTCCTCAAACGTCAGAATACCAGAGGCATGACCCTCCGCGAGCTTCTTCAGCTCTGTCATCTGTTTCGCGGAGTCAATCTCAGTCTTGAACGAGATCGAGCGGAAGTACTGTCCGAACGGCTCGAAGTCGTCTGGCAGGCCTGCCTCTCGAGCCTCTGCCCGCCATTTCTCAATAGTCGGAAAATCCTTCTGCGCCATAACGAAGCGTTTAGATTGCAGAATGCTATCATCGCTCTTTTTATTGTAGAACAGACGGTTTAGCTGACTCTCGAGTTCTCTATCTGCCCCTCGTCCTTCAGGCACATCAATCGAAATCTTCCCCACATATTTCGCATTCCCTGGAACTTCCTCCGCTCGAATGGCACTCGCCGTTTCCAGTATCTTCGCCGTCGCCCGGTCCTTATGTTCTCCTGTCACAAGCCCTGCATCAACCATCTCCCTCATCTTTCTCAACTGCAGCGGAAGCGGCATGGCAATGTCCATACCTGGGAAGACGGATTTCAACGTCGCCTCGCGTGTACCGGCGGCGGCGAGTCCGTGTAGAATGCCTGCCGCCCCAGAGCCGATCGCCAAGTTCAGCCCTGCCTCGCCAAGCATATCGGAGAGCGGCTTCTCTCCAACCGCCTGCGACAATCCAACACGTCCAGCCTCGAACGGAAGGAACCGTGCAGCCTCTTGCGCCGCGCCTGTTAAGAAGGGCGACTTCTCCATATTCCCTAGAGTCTTGACCGCCTTATCGAAAGTCGCCACCCCTTTCGTGGCCTTGAACCAGCCAAAGTACGGAACCATCATTCCCAGTGCCTCGGACGCAATCCCAGACACAGGGTTCTTCGCGCGAAATTGCTGCGTGTTCTCAGACGGATGAATACCGACGAGTTCAGGAATGGACTCTAGCCCACTCTGCAGAAAATCTCCAAACCACTGAAACGACGAAGTCGCGTCAGTGTTGGATGCATTCCAGTTAGGGAACTCGCCCAGTTTATCTGTCATTCAGTTCCACCTGCCAACATGAGGGCTTCTGGCATAAACCTGCCGAGATGTCGAAGGAACGGTTGAGCCTGCTGTTTGTTCTGTAGCTCCGCTAGGAGCATACCAACTATGCGCCTGTTAACCTCAGGAAGCATGTCAGCCTTACCAACCAATCCAGGTGCAGATTTTGAAACTTCATCTATTGCAATCTTCTGCGCATTCTCAAACACTTTACCAAATTGCGATGCATAGCCGCCATCAACAGCTTTCTCAAGAACACTCTTAAGCCCAATAAGATACGCTGTCTGCGGGTCTTTCTTTCCAACAGTGTCAGCAAGGAACAAAAACTTCAGATATTCTCCACCACCTCCAGGCATGAGCGAAGACATCTTGTCGATCAGCTTCATCTGCTGCTCAATCCCATCAGTCCGAGTCTGTTTGATGTCGATTGAGTCTGTTGCATGATTATATGACTGAGTGATAAAACCGTTCTCGTCAGCTTTGAGCAGCTTAGTATCGCTGAACTCTTTAACCTTGCCAAGCCACTGATAATGTGCCTGATCGTTTGCAGCGCGTGCTTTGTGCTCCTCAATCTTATTGAGCACATCTGCCTTATACTGGTTCTCAGCATTCGTAACATTCGTGTCCCAGACGCTCTTCGCATTCTGGAATGCAATCTGCCTGTTTTGCTGTTCAATCTGCTGCTGTTGCTGCATCTGCTGACTAGCAACCTGTGCGCGCTGCAGATTGTACGAGACCTGTCGATCGTCGGAGGACTGGGCGAGCGCGAGTGCCTTCGCTTTGGCTGTCGCGAAGTCACTCGCACCACCGCCGCCAGCAGCTGCCAGAATGCGACCTGTGGACCCACCCTCAGGAGCAAACTTCGACGCGCCGGAAGCCATACCACCAAGGCCTGCAAGAAGTTGATAGCGCTGAAGCTCTGCCGGGTCCATAGGAGTCGGCTTCGCTTTGTCCAGCCACATATTCTGCTGAGAAAAGTCCATCCCCGGAGCCATGCCCATTTGAGGCGGTGAACCGAGCATGGGCGGGGATGGCAAGGTTTGAGGCTGTACTGTAGGAGGATAGGGTACAGCCCCTGCACCAGGCATCTGCCGTTGTGCCCACTTTATCAGATCGCCAGCAGTCTTGTTCCCTCCCAGAACTTCAGGATTGGCGGCAATCTCCTTCTTACCAACTAGCTGAGAAATTGGTGTATTCGGATCAGCTGCCATAACACGAGCAGCCACAGGGCCATCAAGAAAATGACCCAGGCGAAGACTCCAATCATTAACAGGCTGCCCGGCTGCTCGCAGAGCCGCTGCATTCTTTCTAGCATACCAAGCAATAGCTTCTTCACCGTACTTCTTCCTGATCTCTTCAGAGTCCCAGGCACTACGATCCGGCGCCTTGCCAGCCTTGTCGAAAACCTGCTGCCCCTGCATCAACTCAGGATGCATTTCTTTCATAAACTGTTCCCAAGTGCCTTCGATGAACTGTCCAGGTCCATAGGCACTCGATCGAGGATTCTTTGTAACACCTTCGCCTTTATTGAGATAGCTCATGTATCCGCCACTCGCACCTTGTGGCAGCGACAGCACTACATTGTTCGACGCCCTGCTCGGCAGAGCCGGAGCGACAGGATTGGCCGGACGAACAGCGGCTGGAGTTTGCGGAGCGGGCTTCGGAGGCGCCCATGCGCCAGGAGTTGCAGCTTGCTTCAGGAAATCCCAAATCGGCGGGCCTGCCATTCGCCCAACTCCGACGCCAATATTCCCGCCACCAGTGTTGACTTGGAAGTTACCAAGTCCTCTGAGCATCGCCTCGATGAGCGACTGGTTGGTAAGGTCTGGAACACCGAGCGGACCAGACTCGTACAGCGGCATCATTGGTTGAAAGATGCTTGCCATGTCAGAACCTCGTTCCAGCAGCCGCACCACCAGCAAGGCCGGCGAGCATAAGTGGCAAGGCTATCGGTTGCAGTCCAGGTATCATCGAAGCCATCATTCCCATAGTGGCCATGCCGCCCATGCCACCTTGAATACCGCCAGAGATCGGATTGAAGCTCGGCTGCGACGGCATAGTTGTGCTAGTCCCCGACTGCTTACCAAACTGCGTTGCGAGCGGATTGACAACGCTC